TATTATTACATTTATAGGATTATTATTAGCATATTCATTTGTAATCAACGATACAGCTTCTATAACTTTATCCATAGGTGGATTAGATAAATAAACATTTATCTCTCCATTAGATACTTCTACCTCTATATCTTCAGCATTAATACCTATATCATGTAATGAATTTCCTATCTTTATTGAGAGTAATTTTAAATCGTAATCACTTAATTGATCTGAAATAATTTCGTCTTTATACTTGTTATTAAAATACTGTATTAGCTTAATTGATAAATACACCACAGAAGCTAATAATAATACTAATAAAATTAAATTTGTTGTTGTCATAATTATTTATTTTTTACAAATGTACCATTTATCATTTTACCCTTTCTATCTTTAATTTCATTATATGCAGATTCAATACATTCTTCAACGTTTATTCCTTTGATTTGAGCAAGGATTGTTAGCACCACTATACAATCACCTATAGAGTCTATAAAAAGTTCTCTATTCCCCTTTAAAATGGCTTCAGAAAGCTCTCCAGTTTCTTCTATCAACTTAATGAATTGAGATTGTTCTGTAGCATTTTCAGGTATTCCTCTTTCCGAAGACCATTTTCTAATGTTTTCAAATATATTACTCATAATTATAAGGTTTTATTTTCTTAACCCAATCACCTAATACATCGCTATAATGAACTTCTACACAACATTCTTCGTTATTGAAACTTATTTTTATTGCAGGATCTACTAATTGATATAATAACTTGTTAATCAAATTTTCTTTGTCAATTTTTTCTATAGACAGTGAATTAAACTTCTCATTGTTATCATGAAATATCTCTGTTTTCATATACTCTCCATTTGCCAATATCCACTTCTCTATCTGATCAATTATCTTTCTCCTATTCTTTTTTGCATGTTCAAACGATATCTCATACTTGTTATCAGAATCTCCCAATTCCTTCATCTTTGAATGAAAATCTGTAAGGAAACAGTATTCCTTAAACTTCGGTGTCTTTTTTCTCATAAATCTTTTTTTCTAAAATTTTAAAGTTTTTCATTTTACTCATGCCTTCAAATTCTTTTTCTATGATCTCATCTAAATTGTATTCTTCTTCATTTATGTTTATATAGTGAATAAACTTGTGTTTGTTTTCTCCAACAATAAACTTAACTTCTAAAAGTACCATTGCAAATTCTTTTTAAATTTTGTGCCACAAGTTTTAATACATAATCAATTTTAGCATCTTTATTTATATTCTCTATTATAATCTTTTTATCTGGCTTATTCTTTTGTTTGACTGTTATCTCTATTGTTACCATCTTGTTTGATATTAAAAATTATAAACCTTTTACCACATAGTGATATCAGCATTCTTTCTTTAAGTTCTCTTATCGTTGTAGGTTCTTCAGATATTGCTATTGCAATTTCACTGTTCTCTATCTTCTTTGCTAAACCACTAATGGTTTTCTCATCGTCTATCAATGGACAATACACTTCCTTATCCATACTAACTAATAGCTTATATACAGCTCTCAATTTCTCCTTATTATCTGAAGAACACAGATAAATGTTTTTCTCTTCTAATTTAATCATAAGTCAAATAATGTTTTTTCACCCTTGCCTTTTGTTTTTGATAATAAAATTTCAGAGTGTTTTTTTAAATTGTTTCCTATTATGTGATATGTATCATACCCTCTTTTAAACATTCTGCTTGACACTTCAAATCTATTGCATTTTTCAGGATCAGTTTTAACTCCAAACAGACACACATTCAACCCTTCTTTTAGATAAACATTGCTCAAATGATCTGCATAATAACTTATGTTTAATGTATTATCATACATGTTGAAGTATATTATATCATTACTGCTGCAATCTTCACCAAGAGTCTCCTTATTCAATCCTACCTTATTTGTTTTTGTATTCTCCCTTACATCTATTAAGGCTCTTATATTATATCCTTTTAAGATTTCAATTAATTGCATACTATTATCTACAGAATCTATCCCTATAGAATATAATTTAGGCTTGCTCATCTCTCATTTGTTTTAATATTTTTACTCTCATAATATGATTTTCCTTTAATCTTCTGTTCTCTTCAGGATTGTCGTGAACCTCATTATGACATCTCCTACACAGTGCAGCAAGATTTTCTATGTAATCTTTAGTCTTACTACCACCCATTCCTTTTATGTCAATATGATGCACGTCAGAGGCTCTTCTTCCACACATCTCACACATCATGTAATCTTGATCTCCTATGTCAAAGAACTCTTTGTAGATTTTTACGTGATTTAGCATTACTTATAGAATCTTCTACAATACTCTGCTATTAAGATGGCATCTACTAAACCATCATGAGGAACACTTGACCTTTTTGTTGCTAATAAGTTTTCTTCAGGGAACAACAACTTACAAGCGTTTAGAGAATTTTCTTTTGGATTTTTAGACAATGTAGGCAAGTTTGACCATATAACCTTTTGCCAGTCCTTTGGTTTAACGTATAATACAGATACTCCAGATAAATGTAATAACATCTCTAAATTACCAAATATCCTTCCAAATTGAAAGTTTGAATTAGCTGAAGATCCATATATACTTTTAACGTTTTCTATAGCAGCATGCTTGCAATTGTCAGATATTATTTTTGATATTTCTTTTATTCTTGAAAAATCTAATTCTTTTTTTGAAACTAATGGAACAACTTCCTTGTGTATTATATCACCATTCTTATTTAATATTGCTATTGCACCTTTTTTACCTACATCTATTCCACAATACATAATGTTTTTTTAAGAATGCCACAGGAGAGTTTTACCTCTCCTGCGACAATTGTTTAACCCTAAAACCAAAAACTATGAAGATATTATTTTATACGAAAAAATGTTTTAATAGTTAAAAACTATTATCATATTATATCCATTTTTAAACTTATCAGATATTTCCTCAAGAATACTTATATCATAATCATTCAATAAATCTTCATCTAACAGATATCTTTTTGAACTTTCTCTCAACGGATTTTCTTTAATTATAAAATCACCGTCTAACAATTCATAAGAATACTCCTGTAAATGATTTATTACAGGTTCTGTTAATTCTTCTCTGCTTATATAACAAACTTTTAAATCTATAAAATCCATTTTCGTATGTTTTAAATTTCACATGCTCCTCCACTACAAGCAGCAGCTCCTGTTGTTGAAACTTCTGTGTTTAATTTAAATTTTGAATAATCAATTCTATTATATGTCAATTTAATCTTGTTAAACTTATGTAGTGAATGAACTTCCTTTAAACACATAATAGCTTTGTCTATATCATTATTGAAATAATTAACTGCAAATTTTCTTAATCTGTTTATCCAGTCTATCTTCAAAACTCTTTTGTCATCAGATTTATCTATGCTATCAATATTCATTTCACAGGCTTGCCATAAGTCACCAAAAGCGTGTATGCCATCAACAATCAATCCAGATGCAAATATAGCTCCTAAACCAAACTTATCAACCAACTCTTTCTCATCCATAACACTTGTCAATGGTGCTTGCTTGTATATCTTATCACCTATTTCAGGAAGTAAACTTACACCTGTGAAGTAATCCATATTTTCCCATAAATAATCTCTAACCTTATTCCAGTCACCATCTTTAACAACAATTGTGTTAGATACATTATGGTATATTCCGTCTTTGTTTCTTGTTCCTGGAACAACCCAATTCTTGTAGAAATTCTTAACTATCTCTAAATGATCTACACCATTAACAGAATCTTTAAACAACTTTGATTTAGATTCTATAGGAAATGATATAACAACATCTGTTCCTGTATTAGACGCACTACTCTTTTCAACCATGTATGGGTTTATTCTCTTTAGCTCTTGAACAAGAGGATGATATTCTTCAGACTGAACATTTCTTATGTATCTTTTTGAATGATCAGGGTGAATACCAGAAGTACAACCAAGTATTATCGATGCTGTACCAGATGGTTTAATACATGTAGTTCTTGCTGCTTTGTTTATTTTTAATATCTTTGATACTTCATCATTGGTTATTACAACCTGTTCAGCACCTTCCTTCAATACAGAATCTTTTCCTATCATATCTATATTGTCAAATATTCCTGTTATACTCACACCAAGTAACGCATCTCTTCTTACAATTTCTTCCGTAGCTTCTCCAAGATAAGGGAAATCTGTATATGCAGCTTGAAGCGTTCCAAGAAATGAAGCTGCAGTACAAGCCATTAAAAATTCGTCCTCATTCTTTATATTTGAAGCATTTATTTCTGTTAAATTACACATTTGGAAACCAGTTCTTCCATCTTCTAATTGAGGATACATAGATATTTCACAGCATGGATTAACAACTATACCTCTCCTGTTTAACATTAAGAATCCTGGTTCTCCAAATTGTTTTGTTTTTTCAAATAATAAATCATAATCTTTTTTAGATACAGTATCTTTGTATATACAAGCAGAGTTATTACTTCTTTGTCTTTGAGGATTATCAACCCACCAATTACCAGTTTTAGCATTCATCATCTCAACATCATCAAAATCAAATTGACATAATGTTGCAGACCTTCTTACACCACCAGACAGTACAGCATCAGATGAATGCATTACTATATCATATACATCAATAGGTCTTAATTTAGTTTCATTTTTATCTTCTAATAACTTATTTAGAAGACTTCTAATAAGCTCTAATGATTGCTCTAATCCTTCGTGTCCAGGTGCGATGAAATCTTTTCCTATAAGACTTCCTTTTGGTCTTATAAGTCTATAATCAAACTGAACAATCTTACCATGATAATTTGAATAATTTTCATCATGCCTGAAATAAGAGTCTAATAAAACATGCAATGCATCTGACCAGCCTTCTATACTGTCTCTAACAACATAGACTGCTATTATATTTCCAGGTTTTTTAATTGTTGGAAGTTTTTCTGTGTATCTTTTCTCTACAGAGAAGCCAACTCCTGTTCCGCATAACAACAAATACATTGCTTGCTTGAAGAACTCTACTCTATCTGCATAAGATGCTGAACAATTATATATTCTTGCATTATGCTTTAATATATAATCACCAAAAAATTGAACACTTCTCATGGAAGGAATAATCTTCTTATCATACATCATAGATTTAGACAGATTCATCAATTTAACAAACCTATCATTATTCATGAACTCCTTGAATTTGACGGAGTGCATATTAAACACTCCGTCCGTTACTTCCTTCCATGTTAATCTTCTGTTTTCTACAGGATGGTTTCTTGAATAGTCCTTGTAGAATTTGTAATCAGCCATCTCTTTTCTAAAGTCAATATTACTCATGTGCAACGTATTTTTTTAAAATATTAGTTGTTATTAATTCTTTTGAATGATTTATTATTGATACAGCTTCTCCAACTTCTTCTGCCAACTCATAAGGCACACCACATTTTTCCGATATGTAGTTAAAATTAGTTTTTGTTGGATTTAAAACCTGATCAACATATATAAAATCTTTAGTGTTCTTAAAATAAAAATCATATATCATCATTTTTGCTTGATCACTGAACTTGGAATACTTCCCAATCAAAAATTTGTGATAATCTTCCACAAAACTGTTTCCTATATACATGTTTATATACAGAAAATTGTCGTGCTTAAAGTCTCCTCTATATAATGGATTGTTCTTAAGTGTTATGTATATATATTTATAATCATCACTCTTATCATTTTCAACGTTATTCATCTTTAATGTTATACCAACAATGTCAGGATTTATAAATGTGTTAATACACTTATCCTTGTAGAAGCTGTTACTGTACCCTATCAACGGTCTTAACAGCATGTGTGATTTGTTCACCTTCGGAACTATGACGTTCTTTATCTGTTGTTTCTTTTTCAATGTCTCCATCTGTATTTAATTTAAACGTAAAAAACAATCCTATGTTATCTTTTATATCAGAAATATTAAATTGTTCTTTAATTAAGAAATTATAGTTGTCTTCTATTATTTTATTAAATTCATCAATACCGCTACTAACAATACTTTCATCAAGTTTTATTACAGCTATGTTGTGCGGTTCATTTGTCTCAATTGCAACTATATAATTCTCAATATCAAATCCTTTGTTTATTAAAGATTTTATATCAACAATAGACCTTACCGCTATATTATACATTGCTGCTTGTAGTAAATAATTGTATCTTGAGAAAGAGTTATCAAAATTAGACACATAGGAAGATGATGTTTTAATATCAACAATATATATTTTCTTGTTTGTGTAATCTATAACAATCTTATCTACTCTTGATTTAAATCTTATTCCGTTATATTCAAAATAAATTGATTGTTCATTGAAACATTCTTTGACTATATTGTTATCATTGGATATTAAAGTATTAAATGTTGAATTTCTGCTTGATAATATATCAACATTCTCTGATATTGCATTTATCTTTGATACCTGTTCTTGGTTTAAAATCGCCTTATCTTTATGGTTAATCATATAGTCTATGTAATTCTGATATTCAAATAATATTTTATTTGCTTCTTCAAGAATCTTCTCATCGTTTCCACCTTTTTTGTAGTTGTTCTTGTAAGACTTTAACACATCTTTTGTCTCTAAATATTCTGTAATAAATTCAATCTTATTTTTACTATTTGGAACAGTTATTTCTTTTGAGAAATACAAATCATCAAAAAATTGTGGAAACATCAACTTATCATGTATAGCTCTACCAAGAGAAAAATAACTTGTATCTTCTCTTTTATTTAGGAACCTGTGCAAATAATACACAGGTCCATTAACAATACTTGATAATGTAGAATAGTTTACAGAATTATCTTCCTCATATTTCTTTAAACTCTCCTTGTAAGTTTGAACGTTCTTGTAATTCGTTAAGCCATTTATCATAGATGTTTGAGTATTTCTCATAATTTTTTATTTTATCTTTAAAGTCTTTTGAATCTGTCAATCCTGCTACATAGGATTCTCTGGTCAATTCAAGTATATCTAACGCTTCATTTAAAGAGTTCATTAAATTCACAACCAATGAATAATTGTTGTCTTTACACAGCATATATTCATCAGAGTCTTCTCCATACTCTTTTCTTATGATGTCTTTAAACTCATCAGAATAATATATTTTCATACAAAAAGTTTTTAGTTACTGATTTACCCTTTAATTTATATAAATCACTTATATCTTTGGCTCCTTTAACAAACAACACATAAAGCATTTCATACTTCAACACATGTTTCAATGTTGATTTTATTCCTGCTTTATCATTATCCATCATTATATACAGTCTATCAAACCTCTCCATCAAATCCAAAACAACTCTTTCAGGAATGATAGAACTTTCTGAAGTAGGAGAAACTGCACTTATGCCAAACTGACTTAACAGCATTACATCTTTAAGTGATTTAGTTATTACAACAGATTTTCCATATACAGGTAATTGATTGTATCCTTCAACAATAGACCTTGTAACATTAGATCTCCATTTAAACTTCTTATTACCTAATGGATTATATATCTTATGATATATGTTCTTATTGTTGTAAAATTCATAACAATACAACGGATTGTTCCATTTATCTTTCATTGTATATGAAAAACCTTCTGTTGTAATATCTGCTTTTTTTATAGGGTAAACATTGTATTTACTTAACGTTTCTAACTTTATACCATATTGATTCCAATATTCATAATCCCTTAATTCAAATCCTCTTTTCTCCACAGATATTTTAGCATGTCTTGATTGAGATTCATTCTTATTTATAATCTTTTTTATTACAGGCTTCTTTATATTCTTTGTGTTGTATAACATCGTATCTGCAATATATTCAATTGCCTTGCCATAGCTTAAGTTATACAACTTTGCAACCAAAGATATAACATCACCACCTTCTCCTGTTCCCCAATCTCTCCATATTATCCTCCCATCATCAACAAACTTGAATGTAAAGGAAGGGTTTTTTTCAACTCTCAATGGTGATAATATCTTCCTTTTTTCTAAAGGATCTATATTCAGAATATTGTAAATTATATCCCTGTCTGTAATTTGTGAATATATATCAGACAAAGAAATCTTCTTATCAATATTTTCAAAGTTAAATATTTCAGTAGAGGCAGAGAATTTCTCCGCCTCTGCTTTAGAATGGCAAATCATCTACATCTGAATTATTATTTGTTTCTGGAATTATATTTTCCTTAACCTTGTTTGTTTCAACAGTGTTGTCAGGAAGTCTTCTGATATCATAAGGATCGTCTTTATCAAAAGTTAATCTTGTATTTTCTCTTGGTATTGTAATAGGCTCTGTAAATGCGAAAAATGGCAGAGTTGTTACAATAAATCTTTTATCATCTTTCTCAACCTCCTTACCTGTGAATTTCATTCTTAATTGTTTACCAACTAAATTAGCAGATAATTGTTCTAATGTTTTCAGTTTCTTAAATTCTTCAGCAGGCATAACTGATTTACCAATTTGATAAATTCTTTCTTGACTTAAATCATACCAAGTTCTGTCTTTAATAGGAGATGGAGTCATTGATAAATCAAATTCTTCTGTATATGTTTCAGTTCCATTTACAAGTTTAAATTCAATAGCAAGAACTTGAACGTCTTCTTTAAATCTTGAATCTTTTAATTCTAATTTAGTGATTACTACTTCATGAATACCTGGTTTAATAATTGTAGATTCTTTTACGTTTGAAAAGTCAAATAAATTTGCCATAGTTTTTGTTTTTAATTCGTTAAACATTAATTCTCTTAATAATTTTAAATTTTTAATTGTGTTTGATTTTTTATATCTTATTTCATATATTAAATCATGCTTCTTCATAATACTCTTTCATTAACTTAACCACCTTCATTAAATCGTTTTCAATATATCCTTCGTCAAATAATCCCATAGGTGATTTACAAGTATTTGAGCCATCGTTCTTTGTTAGAAATACGTAGTTTGTTGTTCCATCTTCTTCTACTCTTACTTCAGTAAATAATACAATAGTAAATAATCCTTCAATAGTTATCTTCTCATCAAGCATCTTTCCTATTGTCTTTGCTTTCTTATATTTATTTCCATTTTCATCAAATGCAACTTCTGCGTGACTTAACACAAATACCGTTAAATCATCTCTTAACTGCTTAATCTTTTCTGTTACTAACCATGCATGATGTGCTATATCCAAAAATCTATCATATCCTTTTTCTTTAGCTCTTCTCATTAATTCATTAGCCATTATATACTGAAAGTCATCTATAACAATATACTTTATTTCAGGTCTGTTTTTATCTATATAATCAAGTACTTGTATTATAGTATTAAAGTTATCTGTTACTACATAATTACCTTCAGGATTGTCTTTTGAGAATTTTGAATAATTCTTCTTCCAACCTTTAAACGGCAATGGTTTGTTTATTACATTTATTAAAAATGTTTCTTTTGGTGGAAGGTTTCTGATTGATGTACTTTTACCTGTTCCACTGTCTCCTACTATTAGAATGTCTTGTGCCATAATTTTAAATTTCTGAAAATGTTCCTGTTAAACCATCAAATTCTAATCTGATGTCTATATCAGATTCTGTAAATCTTGAATCTATTATATGCAAACTTCTGTATCCTTTACCAACTTCCTTAACATTCTTTCCAAGAAATGTAGTTATGTGTGGGTATTTCGTTGGATTAAATAATGCTAACAACATACTTGCATCTTCTGATAGAGAACCTGTATCCTTAAAATCTTCGGCAGTTGGTTTTAGTAAATTACCATTAAACTTCAATCTGTCTGTCTTGGATAAACCTCTATTAAATTGAGATACAACTATAGGTGTAAAATTAAATCTGTTTCTTAATATAACCATATACGAAGATAGTTTGTCTATATTCTCCTTCTTCGTATATCCTCTTTCTAAATTTACTAAACCAACATGGTCTATTACTATTATAAAATACAAGTTCTTATCTTTTGGTACGTAACCAACAGGCTTTCTTTTTACACCTTCATTAGACATGTATGTCTCATATTTAAACTCACCATACTTTCTTGCAACGTCCATTATTTTATTGTATATTCCTGTTGGATTCTCCCTGTCTTCGTAGAAATGTAAATTGCCATTAAACAAAGGTTCAATGTATTTTTCATTCACTTCTTCTACAACTTTTAACAAGTCAGGAGTTATCTTGTAGTGACCTCTTGACAATATCTCACTACTTGAAGTTCTTATGTTATACAACTTATTTATTATATACGCAGCTATTTTAGCTTTCTTCTCTATTTCTGATATCTCGTAAGAAAAATATACCCACACTATATTTTCCTCTCCTTTTAGATAAGGCTCTATAAGACACCATTGATCTATAAATGATGTCTTACCAGTCTTCTGTTGAGCACCTAATACATAATAAGTCCCTCTTTGTATTCCTCCTATAAACTTATCAAATCTTGGAAGACCACTGTTTAAACCTTTGTATTTTCCTTCTATTCCTTTTTTAACTTCTTCTAATAAGTTCATGTTAATAGATTTGCTGTTTCCTCATCTTTATAGTTTTTAATTTTTTCACAATAATTAAATAGTTCAGACTCATTATTCTTGTATATGAAATTGTTTGCTTTTTTCATATACTCATAGTTTCTATTGCTACAATCATTTATATATTCTCTTGTAGCTTCTAATATTTCTTCCTTCGTGAAATTGTTTTCTTTTAGAAATAGATTTAATTTCTTTTTACATTCTTTTTTATTTGACCTAACATAATATCCGTTTACTTTTATTGATGGAAATAAATTAAACCATTCTTCAAAGAAATTGTCAAAATCTTCGTCTTGAATTATATCAAATTCTTTCAACAAATATACACCTTTTTTTGTTAAAGTGTTATAATTTGTTATAAGTTTTTTTTCACGTAATAATTCACAATGCTTATTAATTATTTCTTTTGAAATATCTGTATAAACACTTGTGTCATTTGAATATAGATAATAAAGGGTTAGAACTATGTCTAACCCTATTCTATGTTTCTTTGATTTATTTAAATACAAGATCATTTTCAATTGTTTTTAAGAAATCTTCTACAGCACTTTTATACAATGAGCCAACTTTATTTATATGTAATACAGTTCCGTCTGTAATAGATTTAACCTCACAATCCCTAATCAATTCAGCTTTGAGATTATCATCAAATTCGACATATCTTTTTAGTAATAACTCAAAATCTTTTGTATATGCATCTTTCTTAAATTCAGCTAATTTTATAAAGTCATCCAAAGTTAAAAGCTTATTTGAATATACTCCTTTTAATTCAATAAATTCTTTATCATCTATTTCACTTACCACAAATGAACCATAATTTAAATACGAATTTATTAGATGTTTGTTTCTTGTTTTTACAACTAATTCTTTAATTTTTAAATCAACATCATCACCATCTTTTTTATCTTCTTTTTCTACTTTAATAAATCTTTCGTCATTAACGAAATCTTCTCTTAATTCCATTGAAAATGGCTCTGTTGAATATATGTCTTTATTTTCCATTTGATATTTTTTTTCTAATCCAAAATCATTAGACATAAAGTGTCCATTGTATTCTACAAATCTTCCATATAATTCAGCATCGTCAGAATAAATTGGATACATTACTACAAATTTTTGTGTTTTTTTAGGTTCTAAAAATGTTTTGACAATCTTCTTAATATCCTTATTATATGATTGTTTAGCCATTATATTAGTTAAAACTCTTGTATCACAATACGATGGATTCTTTTCGTCTTCATAAGACATTACTCCATTATGGAATAACACAGGTTTTTTATGCTTCTTCTTATTTATAATTGTTCTGCCATCTAATGAGAATGGATGACAATTATCTATTGTCTTGGTTCCAGAAGTTCCTAATCTTAAATGAAAACAAACCTCATCGTCCTTACCTATACTTAATTTACTTATATCATTGAAATATTTATTTATATTGACATATTTCTTTACTGTAATATAATCATTACCCTTCTTCTTAATTGCATATCCAAATCCATCATTGTTTGTTAAACTCTTTTTCTTGAGGAAATCTATGAGATCCCTGTCAAATTCTACACCCTTTTTTTTAAACAAGATAAAGCACATTTTTTATATTTTTTATTTTTAATTGTTTTGAATTTTTTCTGATTTTTCTATATTCTTTTTTCTCTTTTAACATATCTGAATCTTCCATGAAATGCTCTACTCTTGACAAATAATAATTATATAATTTGTCTCCAGTTTTTGGAAGAGAATATGTTAAAACAGTTTTTAAGTTTGGGATTTCTCCGTTTATGTATATATTATATGCATTGTCTTCTGCATATTTAACTATTGCCATACATATTAGAATCCAATTCTTTATTTTCTTAAAATTCAATGTTCCTGAATGCAGTCTAAACTCTATATCTTTTGGATTGTTTTTCAAATTCTTGATATTTAACATCATATTTACAGGATTAACCCAGCAATACCTTATGGTATTTGTATCATATCCTAAATGATGATGAATATCTGAATTAAGTTTCTTGTTTATACATCTATCAGGATAATAGTTAAAAAACTGTCTAAACATTTTATAATATTCAGACTTTAATATCAATTCATTATACTTCTTTGAAGCAAATAATTCATAATTACTTGGATTAAAGTTGTTTCTTAAAGAGTGGCAATATCTGTTATTTCTTCTTGAATGAGGCATCATTTTCATTAAGTCTCCTTCAAGATAATAACATAAAGTTAAATATGCAAATAGTGTTAACTTATCTGATTTACAATTGCCTATATGAACATGAACAGAACAAGTTTTATTTACATATCCTGTTTCAGCAAGTCTTGAAACAAGATGTTGTAAATTCATTATTCCATCATCTCCTGTCAATACACCTGTTACATATTCTTTGCCTGTTTTGTTATTTCTCTCATCTCTTATAGATCCGTCATAAACTTCCTTGACATTTATTAAATCATGTTTTCTTATTATATTCGATGTTCTATACAATTCAAGCTCTACTCCAAACGTGTATTTTAATCCGTTTGTTATAGTATATGTTCTTGACTCTGTTCCAGTCAAATAATTAAACTCTCTATTGGAAGTTTTATCAAATATATTATCTACATAATTCCTATCCCTTCTCTTTAGTATTTTAAATTTATCTATATGATCATAGATTAAATTAATATAAAACTCATTTTCTTCAAAAGAGACAGTTCTATAATTATTCTCATTATTGAGACATAATATACTTATTTCTTTTCCATCTAATATTAAATAATTAAAACACTTAAATATAGTTTGTGTTAATTCTATATGTTTTATATAACCATCTCCATCTGCTTCTACATATATTGCTGGATATAAATCTTCTTGATTAAAATATTTTCCAGTAGTACAACACTTTATTTTTTTCATAATTTAATTATTTTTGATAAGAATTTTGGTGATAATGAAATCATACTTACTAATTCAGATAATCCTTCATAAAATTCTGACGCATCATCTGCGTCATACAAATTTCCTCTTAACGGTTCTAAATTCTTTGGATCTATCGAATATTTTCCCGAATAGAATTTCTCTTGTTCAACATCAAATTCAACATCTATTACACTGTTTTTAGAAAATACTTGTTTATTATTACAATTCAAATCTTTTTTAACAACAGCTTTCATCATATCTTTCATATATATATATTCTGAAATATATTCTATGTTCTTGCTGTCTAATTTCTTGTATCCATCGTTATAATACACATAAATATCTCCTTCATAAGTAATCTTTGCAGGAACAATTTCATTGTATCTTATTGATAATGGCTCTGTGTTTTGGTGTGTACCTATAAATCTGTCAAATTTGATATATACATATTCAAACACATCACATTTAATCTCATCGTCACTTCCTTCTATAACAATATCATACTCATCTACATTAACAACTGAAATTATTTCTCCCTCTGTTATTTTATAGAGTTTGTTTTCCTCAAAACTCTCTACATCTTCACAACCAATTGCTACCAGTGATTCTTCTATTGAAGATATATATAATCCATTTTTGTATTTACCATAATACAATGGTCTTTCAGAATTTCTATAGGCATACAAGGTGTTTTTATCATTCTCTTCTGTAAATAACACAGCAGCTGCTCCGTCTATTAATGACAACACCCTTGGATCTTTGTATTTAGCAAGACCTGCTATCAACACCTTACTATCCATATTAACATCAGAATCATCTAATTCAAGAGTGTCTTTTAAATCTACGTAATTTTTAACAGTTCCATTATGAACTCCATATAGATTACCAAAGTTGAACGGATGAGCATTATCTATATTTTTTACTCCAATAGTTGCTTTTCTTGTATGACCTATAAAAAGTTTACCTGTATCATATAAATCTTTAATAAATTTATCAGCAGACAACATACTTTTCTTAATTCCTGATTTGTATGTAAAATACCCAGTACTATCCTCACCTCTTGAAAGGTTATACATGAATAATATCTTTAATTTGTCAATATTTGCATTACTTTTTCCTGAAAATCCTATTAATCCACACATAATTATTTATTTTTTAAATGGTTATATAATTTTTTGATATGTTCTTTGTATTTTTGAGCTACAATGCTATTATCATGAGATAATGAAGGAGCAGAATTTACTTCTATTATCTTAAAATCATCTCCTTTTTTATTTACTCTAACATCAAATGCGACTATATTTAATCCCATTTCATTTATTATATCAACCATTGTTTTTTCTAACTTTTCTATACATTTTATTTCTCCGTAATTTTCATTATCTTCAAGATAAAATACACAATTGTCGCTATTTCTATACCATCTTGAATCTGCTTCTGATTTTAACATTTTTCTTACTGAATGAAATATACCTAATTGAGATACATGAAACCTATATTCTCTTGTAAACGTTGTATATTCTTCAAATATATATTTTCTTGAATCTATTCTATTTAGAAGCTCCTTAAATTCTTCTTCATTATTCGCTTTATACATTCCTATTCCTCTGCTTCCGTATTTCTTTTTAGCAACAATCGGAAATTTAGGTTCTTTGACTTCATCATCAGATATATCAACAAAATTACCATTATAAATATATGTTTTTGGAGTTTTATTAGTTACTTTTAGAAATTCTTTTTTCATTAACAGTTTATTAGATGATTTAATGATACCATCTATACTATTAAATTCTATATCATATTTAGTTCTTAATTTAGTTGTACTTCCTAACCTCAATAAACATTTTGTAGGAAGAAAAATAACCCTTCTCAACTGATTGTGAGAAGGGTGTCTTGAGCGAACTCTCAAATATTTCATAAAGCTTCTATTTTTTCGATATTTCTTATCCGTAAATATAAAGTTATCATATTATTATTTATAAACTTCAATATGCTATTATAACTAATATGTCTTATTACTGTTAATTCTTCATTACTTTCTTTTGGAAAGTTAAAGTTAATCCATCCTACTTGGAATGATACAATAATACCAAGAATTGAATGAATTGTATTCATAATATACCCGTCATTGTACAAGAAATTAATCAATCCTAATTGATTAACGTTTTTATAGACATCTTTAATTGTATAACCAATTATCCTTCTTAATCTAAATGGGTATATTAAAAACCTCATATCTCTTTCTGTGGTAATTCTTTTCTTAGTTATTATTATATTATATCCATTTTTTGTTTTATAAATTCCTGATCTTTTTATTAAACCTTCATTTTTACAATAACTTAAATGTTTTCTTAATATTTTTAATGTGAATTCCAATAATCCTTTTTCTATATCACTTGTATTTAAACATATTCTTACTTTGCAATCAGGTTCTTTAGCTAACAAGCTTATGAAACGATCAAAACACTTATTTTCATCATCAATTGTATAGTTAATGTTTTTAGATTCAATTTTAAACATGGCTTGTATTTTTTATTTTTTCGTATATTTTAATTTCGTTTATGTATTTCTCAAAGTTGAATACATTATTCACTCTATCAAATATTTTATAAATACTCTCTAAATCCCAAATCCAATAATTTGATAGAGTTCTGTATTCAATACCATAAGGCTTATTTCTATATGTACCCAGATTACCATATATTTTTCTTCTTCTTTTATCTTTATCTTCTTTTAATGATGGTAATCCAAGAAAATAATCAAACCTGTTTATTAGAATAAAATTCACGTCTTTTTTGTTATATTCACAATCATAAGATACGTGAACATGTCCTCCGCAAGACCTTAATCCATTTAAAGGATCTCTTTCTGGATGTATTCCATAAGCATTCTCCTCTGCTGAACAACCGAACTCTAATGCGTCTGGATGATTTAGTTCACTTTCTGGAAAAATTGCAGATACTTTCTTGCTTATAGTTACTCCTTTTGGCAATCTTGTTTTTATATACTGTAGCATATAGTGAATATTCTTATACATTTCAAGAGGATCGTCTGTTGGTGGAACAGTAAATTCCACATTGACGTTGTCATGTATAATAGTCATTCCTTCTCTTACAATTTCAGGATTTTCTCTTGTTCCTTCAAAATAAGGAATTGCAGATACAGGCTTTCCATCTTTTTCAAGCATTACTTCTATATCGGTTCCGATTTTTAACAATTTAATTTCCATAATTATTTATTTAAATATTGTTTTTTAACTAATTCGTTTAAATCGTCAACATCAATAATGATTGACGGTTTTGAAATGCTTATCATTTCTATTAGTCTTTCTGTTAGCACCCTTCTTACTCTGTATGTTATTCCATTAATTTCTACTTCTTTTTTGTCTGCAAAATCATTTTTTTGTTTTTTCTTATAATCGTTATATGATATTTTTTTACCTTTTCCTTTTTTATACACTCTCTTCGTGCTTAACTTTCCATTTATCATATACAAACCTTCTACTATTTCTACCATGATATTTTGTCTTTATAGATTGGTGTTAGATTAGATACTACACTTTTATTTATTTCATATACATACATTCCATTTACTTTTTTTCTTATGTAGAGAGAATTTTCATCATCTCCTTCTATATATCCCTCTAATCTATCAACCAAATTTAATGTTTTATCATCTACTTCGTATAATTCTCCCTCTATCTCACTTTCACCTTTTAAAACAACACCTGGAAAATGATTTAGAGAATACATTGTTCCTTTTATTGTCTTTTTACCAAGAAACTTTGCTTCTTCAAGTAAAAAGTGATTATGATAACCTTTCTTCAATGAACCATATACAAACAATTTGTATGTCTCACTCATTTTTTTCAAGTTTTTTTCTGATATTTTTACTATCAGTATTTTTTATATAATCATAAACTATAGACATTTCATAAATACTTCTTATTTCTGATTTATTGAATGTATATTTATCATTTTCATTTTTATTTTTTTTGAAATCAATTTCTTCTTCTTTCAAGTTCTTTGCAACATCTTCTATTTCTTTCAATAATTCAGTTAATCCTTTTTCTACAAGATTTAATTCTTTTCTTGCATTTGACATTAAATATTCAGTAAAAAATATTATTGCCAATAGTACTATTGAAACTGTTAAAGAAATCATTTTTCAAGAATTTTTTTAGTTATTGTTTTTATATCTTCTTGTATATAATCTGGAATCATTTTCCCATCAAAGAAATCATTCATACTTTTTATTTGACTCAATTCTTCTTCACTAAATTCAAATAAATACACTCTATCTTTAAATTTTGAATACAATTCTTTTTTCGCTTTTCTTTGCATATTATAATATTCAATTAATTTCTTTAATTTTGACTCTTTGTAATCCTTTATAACTTTTTTACTTTTTCTTATTTCTATTTTCATTACCGTTAAAGCTATTATATTATATAAAGCCATAACGGATAGTGTTATAATTACTACTGTGTTTACCATATTGATGTTGTTATTTCTTCTTCAACAACTTTATTTTTTAATTCTTTGGGTAGTTGATTTAATACAAAATCAAATCCTTTTAGACATTTTATTTGTTCAACTTCCATACTACCCATAAAATTGTAGTTAAACCTTCTTGAATAAAAGTTTCTAAAATAAAATGTTATTTTACCTGAAAAAAGATATATTTCTTCAATTTTTCTTGTGGAAATCAACATAGACAGGCTCATTGCTCTGTCTATAGGATAATGAAATTCTTTTATAATTTTATCATATAAAATTCTATTCATTTTTCTCATTCTTGACAATCTGAAAGGATATACTATTTTTCTCATGAACAATTCATCAAAATTCTTACCTCTAAAATCTATTTTTATTTCTGCATAACTTTTGTTAATCTTCTTGTCTATATTAATTCTATATCTTTTTTTGATAAAATCTATAACCATGTTTATATATCCTATTTCCTTATTTCTTATGTCTTCTTTTTTTGATAATGAAGTGCTAACGACTATTTCTTGTGTTCTATGAGCTACAAAAGCAAAATCAGAGCAATAAAATATGCTTTTTTTTGATGTGCATGCATTTTCTTCATTGTTTCCAATTTTTGCTTTTAAAAAATTAGTCTTCATGTATTGATTTTTTATTTGTTTTTATTTTATTACCTCTATTTGAATAAATTGTGTGTCCTACATATAGTAGGACAACACATGAAATAACTAAAATTCCTAAAATCATACTCTTTTTATTTTTTTTGTTTTAAAACTTTGATTTCTTTTAATATAACCATCTATCGCATCTGCAATAGCGATTAATTCAGATGGTTCTAATCTCATTATGAGATTTCCGTCTTCATCTGTTACATCTACTTGCTTATCTATACTTTCCATAGAAAAGTTCACTTCCCGCCAATCATCGTCGGCAGGAAGTGCATACTTTATTGTTAAGTTAATCATATTTATTCTTTTTACTT